AAGAGGCGCCGATACCTGCTCTCGCCTTATCGGTGCCGTTGCAGGTCGATGCCCACGCCGCCGATAATTGGGATGACGCACATTGAATGGGCCCTGTAGGGTGGGCCTAAAGCGCGTTAACGCGCGTCTTTCGACGCGCTATGGGCGCAACGCGCGAAAGCGCGTGCGCCGTGCCCACGCGTGCTGCATTGGGTACGCGTGGGCACGGCGCGGCGCGGCACAGCCGCGCTCGCGCCTTTGCCCACCCTACGAAAAGACGAAACGCTCCCGAGCTTAGTAATTAAAGCAAATTTTGCAGGCGGCGCATTCCGTGCACGTAACGCACGACTTCGACGCCGTCGTGAAGAGCGCGATAGAGGATGAGGTAGCGGCCAACCGGAAAGTGCCGGACTCCGGGGGGCGACGTCGTCGCGTGCCATGCCCATTCGCGGATTACGTGCCAAAACATTGCTTCTCTCGTCGAGGATATCGAGAAGCCGATCAGCCGCGGAGGGATTGGCGCGGGCGATATAGGCCCAGATGTCAATGAGGTCCTGTTCCGCCGTGCGCCGCAGGCGCGGCGTGCGCTTGCTCACCGTCCCGCCTTGATGGGCCTTGCCGCGCGGCGCCGGGCCTCTTTCTTGATCGCATCAATTGACTTGAAACGACCGGGGCCGCTCGCGATTCCTTTCTGCCAGAGATCGTGCAGCTCTTCCGTGCTCATCTCGGGGATGGCGCGCCGTCGCTTCCAATGACGCAAAGCGTCGCGGGTCACCTCGCTGGCAGAGGTATATTCACCGGTATCAATCGCCTCCTTGCCCACCGCCACCGCCGCCGCGCCCGAGCGCGATGCTCTCGGTCGCTACGATCCGGCCATTACAGAACTGCAAGGGCTGGAGCAGGTGCCGAAAGCTGGCCATAATGGTCTTCCCTGATTTTTGATAGGCTCTATCAATGCCCTCCACCGCCACCGCCGCCGCGCCCGATCTTGTTGCCGCCGTGCAACAAGTTTCCGCCGCCGCGCCCGAGCCCGGGGGGAAATTGGATTGCAGACCGGCAACCCAATTTCCGCCGCCGCCCTTGCCGCCCTTGTCGGCTGCTCCGATCGCAACATCCGCGACCTGACGAAGCGCGGCATCCTGGTCCCCGTCGGCCGCAACCGGTACGACATGGCGCAATCCGTGCCGCGGTATTGCGAACATCTCAGGACGCTGGCGACCGGTCGCGGTGGGGAGGCTGCCATTGCCACAGGGACGCGCGCCCGTGCGCGTTTGGCCGAAGCGCAGGCAAGGCGCGCCTACGGGGCAGCCTGCTTGAATCCGACGCGGTCCTGAAGGAATGGTCGAGCATCCTTGGCGGCATCCGCGCGCGGCTGCTGGCTGTGCCGAGCCGGGCCGGGCAGAGGCTGCCGCACCTCGGCGCGCATGATGTTGCCGAGATCGACGCCGAGGTCCGGGCCGCGCTCGCCGAGCTGGGCGAGGACCGGGGCCAGGCATGAAGCCTGGCGTGGTCATAAATGAGGTCGCGGCGGTGACTAGGAGGCTGATCGAAGGGCTGATGCTAGGGACAATTGTACCTAGCACGGTTGCACGAGCATTTGAGGATAAGCGGGCTGTCGATCTGGCTAAAGGCCGACTTGAAAAACGCCGCACCGATCCAGACGCCAACGTCTCAATAGGCCACAACACCATCCGCAGGTATCTGGGTAATGGCGACGCAGACCGGTCGAACCGCGCCGAGCGAGGTCATGAAATTTGTAGAGTACCCTCTTTCCTAACGCTGGGAAACCGGGTACTCTACGGTCATGTTCATCCGTTGGCAAAAGCGCAATCTCGCCTCCAGGAAATGGTACCGGCACTACAGTTCGATCAGCTGGCGCGCGGTGCTGGTCGAGGCCGAGCGCGTCGATGGAAACCCGATGCCGCGCCATATCGGCTATATTAGCTCGATTGGAGATGCCGAGATCGCGGACCCAGGAAAGCGCCGGCGGTTCTGGGAAGACGCGCTTGCCAACATCGACAAGTTTCACGTCCCGGTCGAGGAGCGAGAAAAGCTTATTGCCGCCCTCGCCAGAAAAGTGCCGCGCGAATAGATGGCCGATCTTACCGAAATCCGCCGCACCGCGCTGCGCGCCCTGATTCCGCCGCCGAAGCTTCGCCTATCGGAATGGATCGAGGCAAATGTCGTTCTGCCGGCGGACACGAGCGCGCTGCCCGGGCCGGTGCGGTTGTGGCCGTACCAAAAAGGAATTGCCGATGCGATCAGCGATCCAGCGATCGAGCGCGTCACCCTGGTCAAGGCCGCGCGGCTCGGCTTCACCACGCTCTTGACCGGCACCATCGGCGCCTTCATCGCCAATGAGCCCGCGCCGATCCTCGCGCTCTTGCCGACGGAGTCGGACGCGCGGGACTACGTTGTCAGCGACGTCGAGCCGATCTTTGCCGCCTCGCCGGCCTTGCGCGGCTTGCTGAGCGACGATGTCGAGGAGGGCGAGCGGAATACCCTCCTTCATCGTCGCTTCCCTGGCGGCTCGCTGAAGGCCGTGGCGGCCCGCGCGCCGCGAAACCTTCGCCGGCACACGGCGCGCGTCCTGCTGATCGATGAGGCGGACGCGATGGAAACCACGGCTGAGGGCAACCCGTTACGCCTGGCCGAGAGGAGGACATTGACGTTCAGCAACCGCAAGATTGTCATTGGCTCGACGCCGGTTTTTGAAGAAACGAGCGCCGTCCTGCAGTCCTACGCGGCGAGCGACATGCGCGTCTTCGAGGTGCCATGCCCGGGCTGCGGCGCCTTCACGGAGATACTGTGGCAGCATATCGAGTGGAAAAGCGACCGCACGGATACGGCTGCTTTTCGTTGCCCGCATTGCACCGAGCTGATCGAGGAGCGCTGCAAAGCCGCCATGGTGGCGCAAGGCCGGTGGAGGGCGACCATCGATACTATCGACGGTGTGGATAGTGTCCATACCCTTTCGGAAGCAAAGGGTACGCACAATGCGAGTACCCTTTCGCGTCACGCCGGTTTCCGCCTCAACGCCCTCGTCTCGCTGCTGGCCAACGCGTCATGGTCCTGCCTCGCGGCCGAATTCGTAGCCGCGAAGGAGTCGCCGGAGGAGCTGCAGGTCTTCGTCAACACGGTCTTGGCACAAGGCTGGCGCGAGCAGGGCGTTGAGCTGGACGAGGGCGCGTTGGCAGGCCGCGCCGAGGACTTCGATCTAAGCCATATCCCGCCGGAAGTTTTGTTCATTAGCGCCGGCATCGATTGCCAGACCGATCGGCTGGAATGCAGCATTGTTGGATGGACGAAGACGGCCGAGGCTTTGGTGTTGAGCCATTCCGTGATCTGGGGCGCGCCGACCGATGACGAAACCGTCTGGCTTGAAGCCGATCAATTGCTTCGCTCGCGGTTCCGGCATCCATTCGGCGCATCGATCGGCATAGACTCCACCATCATCGATTCCGGATTCGCAACCGAGAGCGTGTATTCCTTCGCGTTTCCGCGAATGAGCCGGAAGATTTTCGCCGGCAAGGGCCAAGCGGGCAGCTACCCGGTGTTGCGCATGGCGAAGGCCACGAGCAAATCAGCGCACAATGGCAGGCTCGCATTGATCGGGGCCGACACTGTCAAATCGATTGTTTTTTCACGGCTCCAACACGGCCGCTCGATCAGGTTCTCGAAGTCCGTGCTCGAAGCTTCGCCCACATATTTCGAGCAACTGTGCAGCGAACGGCGAATCATTCGCTATGTGCGCGGCAGACCGGTGCGCCGGTTCGAGCGCGTGTCACATCGCGCCCGTGCCGAAAGCCTCGATTGCCTTTGCTACGCCTGGGCCGCAAGAAGCATCGTCCAAGTGCCGGCCGACGCCCGCGAGACCAGCTTGCGCAATCCCGAGGCCGCAAGCCCGCCGCCGGCCGTGTACCGGTCGCGGTTCATGGAAAAACACCGCGCCGGCCGTTGACTGCGCGCATGCCTTGGTTTACGACCGCATGGTCACCGTGACCCTTGGAGGGCGGCTCATGCGCGCGATCTCTTTCGACGAATTCCTGGCTGGTTCGGCGCTCGGCATGGAGCAGCTGAAGCTGCTGCGGCGGCGCGATCAGACGGCTTGCGCGTTCGGAAGGCGCGAGGTCTACAAATCGATCGGTTTTATTGAGCTTGATTGCGTCGCCACGCTGCTCGCGGACGCGCTGGCCTCGTCGTTCGATCGGACATTCGCCGCACGATTGGTCCGGGTCTATTGCGACGTGTGGCTTCCCTGCGTCTCGCGCGCCGAGGCCGGCAAGCCTGCGTTCTTCACCGTCGTCGAGTCGCTCAACAAGGCCGGCAAGCGCCAGCACGTGGCGTGCGGAACCGCGACCGATGACCCGTACAAAATCGCGGCCGACGTCGGGCACGCGACGGGCGTGCCTGTACGGCGCACCGTGGCAGTGAATATGGCCGGCATCCTGCAAGACGTCCGCGCCAACGCGAAGCGCTCTGGGCTCAATTGGCGCGAGGCATTCGTGCCGCCCGAGGGTGACCCGCAACTCGATGAGATCATGCGCCCCTACGCGGAAGAACGCGACAGGGCGATCGACATCGCCGTGAAGGCGAGACGCGCCGGCATCAAGGCTCGCGCGCTGGTCGAGGCGAGCATCCCCGAGAGGATCAATTGATCCGCGCGCTCACCCTCGCGGCAAGCGCCGTGCGGCAATGGTGGCCCTGGCCCTCGTCCAGCGAGCCCGCGCCGGCCCGGCAATGGCCGCCCGGCGCGATTTCGCCTTGGCCCGTTCGCATGAGCCTCGCCCGGCGCTGGCAGGAAGCTGCCCGGGCGAATTGGCTGGCGTCCGCCTCGCCGACCGCGGTCAGCTTGTGCGAAAAATGGGCAAGCCACTGCATCGCGTCCGGTCCAAGCCCGAGATCAGCGCATCCGGACGAGGCCACCCGGCGCGCGTTGGAGTCCATCTGGAACAATTTCGCGACCCGATCGGACATCGAGGGCGTCGATGATCTGATCGCGCAGTTGAATGTCATCATCAGGACGATCATTGCGTCCGGCGAAATATTCGTCCGCATGGTGACAACCAAACGCGGCGAGCTACGGCTACAGCTGCTTTCACCAGAGCAAATTGATCCTACGCGCAACGAGGAATTGACCGGTGGCGGCAAGATCGTTGCGGGTGTCGAGTACAATTCAGCCGGCGAGCGCGTCGCCTATCATGTACTACCCGAAGCGCCGGATATGATGTTTGCAATGGTCGGCCCACCCGTGCGCGTGCCGGCTTCCGAAATAATCCACGTGTACGAAAGGAAGCTTCCCGGCCAACCGCGCGGCACAAGCTGGCTCGGTCCCCTCGCATCGAGGCTGCTGCAAATCGATCAGCTCGAAGACGCATTGCTCGCCCGCGCGGAAACGGCCGCTTTGTTTGGCGCGTTTGTAACCGATCCGGAAGGAAGCTTCACGCGCGATGGCTCGACCGGCGCTGCGGCGACGCGCACTAATCAATTCGGCGATACCGAGATGTCGCTTGAGCCCGGCCTGCTGCGCGTATTGCCGCCGGGCTGCGCTATCACGTTCCCAACGGTGCCGGATACGTTGGGCGTGCCTGAGCTGTTGAAACACATCTTGCGCTCGGTTAGCAGCGGTGGCGGCATGCCATACGAACTGCTAACCGGCGATCTTTCGGACGCAAACTACAGCTCGGCGCGCCTTTCCTTGCAGAGCTTTCAGCGAAGAGTCCGCGCCTTGCAGCTAAGCATGCTCGGCAATCGGCTGCTACTGCCAATCTGGCAGCGTTTGATCACGCTCGAAGTGCTCTCGGGCCGGATGTACGCCCGCGATTTCGAGCGTCGATCAAACGATTATTTCGCGGTCTCGTTCTTGTGGCCGGAATGGCCGTCAATCGATCCGCTGAAGGACGCGAAGGCCGACACGCTCGAAGTAAACGCCGGCTTGAAGTCCCGGCAAGAACTAATCGCGGCTCGCGGCCGTGACCCGGCCGAAGTGTTCGGAGAGATCGAGAGCGATCCAATCCGCCCGGAGATCGCGGCAACCGCCACCGCGCTGCTAACACAGCCAGATCAAGGAACGGAGTCCAATTAATGACCATGCATTTCCGCTCGATCCGCGAAGCGGCGGTTGCGCTAGAACGGCGCGACGCCCTCGCCCGGCCGGCAAGCTTCGATAGCGAGGCGCGCACCATCGAGGCTGTCATCGCCACCGATCAGCCGGTGAAGCGGCGCGACCTCAATGGCGAGTATTTCGAGGTCTTGAGCATCGAGGGCGCGGAGGTCGATGCCTTGCGCGGCGCGTCGGTCCTGAACGCGCACAATTCGCACGACCTTTCCGCCGTGATCGGTACCGTCGATGACGTATGGAGGGAGGAGAACACGCTCGTGGCGCGCCTTCGCTTCTCTGATCGCACCGAGGTCGCATCCGTGGTCGATGACATTGCCGCCGGCATGTCGGCTACGAAATCACCGAGACGCGCGAGTCCACAGATGGCGGCATGCGCACCCTGACCGCCACGCGCTGGCGCCCGGCGGAAGTCAGTTTTGTGCCCGTGCCTGCTGACCCCCGGGCACGTACGCGGGCGCGGCCGCTGCAGCCCGGTCGCGCTCGCTCTATCCGCATGCTTGGAATGCAGGCCGGGTTCGAAAGCGACACGATCGATCGCTGGATTGATTCCGGCATGACCCTCGACGCGGTGCGCGGCGAAGTGTTGAGCGACCTCGTCACGCGCAGCGCACAGCCGATCCGCACCGCGGCGCGGGAATCCCTGGATAACCCTGAATTCTTCCGCAGGGCAGCCGCCGAGGCCTTGTATGCGAGAACTAATCCGCGCCACACGCCGTCCGGCCCGGCTAGACAATATGTCGGCTGCTCTATTGCGGATATCGCGAAAGAATGCTGCCGGCGCGCTGGCGTTCCGTTAGCAAATATGTCGGCCGCAAGCGCTGTCACGACCGCCTTGACTATCAGAAGCGGCCAAGGCCTGCATAGCACCGCAGATTTCCCAAGCATCATGCTCGATGCGATGCACAAGGTCTTGAGGCCGAGCTACGTGGCCGCGCCCTCGGGCTTGAAACAGCTCGCAAAGGAAAAAACCGCGCCGGATTTCCGCACGCAATATCGCGTGCAACTCGACTCGCTTAGCTTCCAGTTACTCCAGGTTCCGGAAACGGGCGAATTCAAATATGATACAATGGCCGACACGAAGGCGAGCTACGCGATCGCTACCTATGGCCGCATCTTTGGTATCAGCCGGCAGGCAATGATCAATGATGATCTCGGCGCGCTCACCGATATCGCGGCAAGGCTCGGGCAGGCTGCGGCAAGCTTCGAGGCGCAACAGTTAGTAAACCTGCTGACAGCTAATTCCGGCGCCGGCCCAACGATGGACGATGGACTGCCGTTCTTCCACGCGTCGCACGGCAATCTCGCCGCGACCGGCGCTGTGATCAGCTCGACGACGCTTAGCGCCGCGCGGCTTGCAATGCGAAGGCAAAAGAGCCCGACCGGTGGCGTGATCGATGTAACACCCGCCGTTGTGGTCGTGCCGCCGGAACTAGAAACGAACGCGGAGCAAATGCTGTCGAGCATCCAAGCGACGAAGACGACTGATACAAACATCTTCGACGTCCTGCGTCTCGTGGTCGAGCCGCGATTTACTAACACAACGGCATGGTACGTCGTAGCCGAACCGGCGCGCATCGATGGCATCGAATACGCGTTTTTAAGCGGCGCCCCCGGCCCGCAAACAGAGTCGCGCGTCGGCTTCGAGGTCGATGGAATACAAGTGAAGGTCAGACTGGATTACGGCTGTGGCGCGATCGATCATCGTGGTTGGTATCGGAATGCTGGAGCGTAAATCCCGCGGCCGTCACTGTGACGGCCGGCTGACCTTTGAAAAGACTGGCTAAATCCAATGGCCGGGAAATTCCCGGCCGTCTGACCCTTGAAAAGACAAGCGAATGGCCCTCGATCTTCAAGCCCAATTAGACTCGCTACGCGAGGCTTACTACAGCGGCGTACGGACCGTTTCTTATGAAGGCAAAAACGTGACGTATGCCAGCGCGTCCGAACTGCGCGAGGCGATCGCGTCGCTCGAAGCGCAGCTCGGCATTACGCGTAGTGCCAACGTCGTCGCCAGACCGCGAATATGGAGATGATGGCCCTTTTTGCCCCGCGATGCGCGCGGGGTCCCCAATTCCGGGGCCCCGCTCCTCGCCTCGCATCACCAAGCCGCGCCTCGCCATGCCACGCCAGACCAAGCCTGGACCCACCCGTCATATCGAACGCATCAAATAGACAAATGACCCCCCTAGCCGTCGCCGGTACTCAGAGGTCCCGCGGTCGGACCAATAGCGAAAAGCGCCATGCCGCGGCGACGGCCAGACGTCCGTTTCTTGCATACGGTTCAATGGCGCAAGACCGCACTATCCCTACAAAATACGGGCTTTCAGGATGCATTTGACACCATATGTGCGAATCCGGCAGTATGCGAAGTACGGGAGTCGAGCTCGACAATCGCCCTGTGTGGTTCCGGTTCTGGGGCGATATTGTAAGGCGTAGCGTGGCTTCCTCCCGGCTCGGAAACCGCGAGACAGGGAGGAACCATGCGCAAGCCGCGGGGCCGCAATCTTTTCACCAAAACCAATGTTCGACGCGCGATCGACATCGCGCGCGAGGCCGGGCTCGACCGCGTGGAGGTCGAGACCGCGGCCGGCAGATACGTGTTTCCGGTGAACCGGAAGGGCGACGCGACGCGCCAGGACGAGCCGCAGCAGAACGAATGGGACCAGGCGTATGGGACGGGTAAGACTGAAGTACGTTAACGGATATTCGAACAACGACAGGCCGGACGGCCGCGTGCGGTATTATTTCCGTCGCCGCGGCATGGCCGCTATCCCGTTGCCCGGGGCGCCGGGCTCGGAACAATTCATGTCCGCCTACAGCGCGGCGCTGGCGAGCACGTCGAATGCCGCGCTGGAGATCGGCGCCGACAGGACCGCGCCGGGCACGATCAATGCGCTCGTGGTGAACTACTACAAATCCGCCGCGTGGCTCGACGACCTCGCCGAGGAAACGCGCAAGAACCGGCGGGCCGTCATCGACCGGTTCCGCGAGAAGCACGGCGATAAGCGCGTCGCGCTGCTGCGGCCCGAGCATTTTCAGGCAATGTTGAAAGAGATCGCCAGCCAATGGTCCCGCGACGGCTGGCTCCGCACCATTCGCGGCCTGATCAGGTCCGGCATCCCGAGCATGATCAAGGCCGACCCGACGGTCGGCGTCACGACGAAGCGGCCGAAGACCGCAGGATATTGGACGTGGACCGATGAGGAGATCGCCCAATACCGGGCACACTGGGCCCTCGGAACGGTGCAGCGGCTCGCCTTCGAGTTCGCTTTGGAAACTGTCTCGCGTCGCGGCGAGATCGCGCGCCTCGGCCCGCAGCATCTCTATCGCGGCGAGAAAGGCGAGTGGCGCATCAAGATCGCGCGCCTCAAGGGCAGCCGTGACGTAGACATCCGGGTGACGCCCGAGCTGCTCGCCGCGTATCAGGCCATGCCGAAAACCGACCTCGCTTTCCTCACCGGGCAGAACGGCAAGCCGCTCTCGAAGCGGACCCTGGGCGTGTATTTCCGGCAATGGGCGACCGAGGCCGGGCTGCCGAAGCGCTGCCGGCTGCACGGGCTCAAGAAGTCCGGCATGTGCGACATCATCCTGGCCGGCGGCACCGCGCCCCAATTGCTCAACGTGTCCGGCCACCGGAATATGAAGGTAGCCCAGGACTACATCGAAGCCGTTCTCGACCGCCCGGAACTCGCCGACGCGGCTTTCGAGAAGCTGGAACAGCGTCGGAGAACAAAGGGCGCCCGGTGATTACACAAACACGCCAACTCCCTTACACAAACATGGTCGAGAAACCCGCGGAAAATGGGCACTTCCAAAAACCGTATGCTCCTCAGGACGAGGTGGACACCGGCAATGCGGCCTCACTCCGCGGCGATGCGCACCTCGGGAGCGGCGGCGCGCACTTCGGCGTCGACCTGCTTCTCGTATTTGACGAAATTCTCCTGGAACATGCGCACCAGCTTGCGCGCCGTTCCGTCGAAGCCAGCTTTGTCCCTCCAGGTCTTCATCGGATAGAGAAGGTGCGGCTCGATGCCCGGGACCGAGGTTGGGACCGCAAATCCGAAATAGGGATCGGTACGGAAGCTCGCGTTGCGCAGCGAGCCGTCGAGCGCGCCGGTGACGAGCGCCCGCGTCGCCTTGATCGGCATGCGGCGTCCGGTCCCATAAATGCCGCCGGTCCAGCCGGAATTGACCAGCCAGCAATCCACCTTGTGGCGGTTGATGTAGTCGCGCAAAAGGTTGCCGTATTCGCCCGGCGGCCGCGGCAGGAACGGCGCCGCAAAGCAGGTGGAGAATTCCGGCTCGACTCCGACGAGGCCCTTCTCGGTCCCGGCGACCTTGGCGGTATAGCCGGACAGGAAATGATACATCGCCTGCGCCGGTGTGAGCTTGGCAATGGGGGGCATCACGCCGAACGCGTCGGCGGTCAGCAGGATGATGTTCCTGGGATGTCCGGCGCGTCCGGTCTTCGAGGCGCGCGGCATGAACTCGAGCGGATAAGCCGCCCGCGTATTTTCGGTCCTGGACTCGTCGTCGAAGTCGCAGAGGCGGGTCGCGGGATCGAA